CCGATGGGATACAGGGCGACGTGCCCGAACAGGGATCCGACCAGCTTGTCGACCACGAAAGATTTACCTGAGCCTTGGTTGCCCGTGACCCAGCAGTGCGTGCGCCAAGGCAGTGCGCCGCCGATGATTGCGGTTGCCACCCAGCCAGCCAGCAAGTCAGCATGCACGGGCGATTGCCAGCGCAGCAGCTTGATGATCTCGCGTATGCGAAGGCCCTCTTCGTCTGTTGCCTGCGTCATATAGTCCACGCCGTCGCCTTCGTCTGCGATGATCGGCTTGGTCGCCCGGTAGAACCAGCGTGACCGGATCCGTGAGCATGGGATCTCTCGTACCTCTTTGTCAGGCCGACCGAGATAAAGGGTGTTGCCAGCGTGCAGAACTACACGTTCTTGGCCCTTCATGTCCTTGTCGATCCAGACCCCACGACCCCGCTCCATGTCAGGGTTGTGCACCCCAGCCTCAAAGCATTGCTCCATGACCTTGGACCCAGCCGCCACCCAGTCCACCTTGGCGCTCGGCATGTTCACTTGGTCAGCCCAGTACTCAACGCTGTTCACGACCTCTAGCATAGACGTTCTCGTCATCAGCTTAGCTGCGGTGTATTCGTTGATCTGCTTGGCGCTCTCAGTCATCACGAAATAGATCTGGTTGTCGTAACCCAGTGGCCGATACAGCCGGGTCATTGACATATCAGGATCGTCCCCGTCGATGTCGACGGTCACTGCGATGTCGAGCTTCTCAGGCATGGTCAGCGTCATGACATCGGCATCACGCACGCCGCGCTTGAGGAACTGAACCACTACCCCCTTTGTCACCTTCTCAGGTAATGGGTCAGCCAGATCCCAGCCATCAGGGAACTGAGGCGGGATGGCAACCATAGCCGATCTCACCTTGTGCTCAGATAACTTGACGCGGATTGCTTCGCCGGCGAGCAGCCCAGCCTTGTCATTGTCCGGCCAGATCACGCACGTGTGGCCAGCCAGAACAGACCAGTCCGTCTTGTCGACTGCGTTCGCACCGCCCTGCCACGTCGTCACGACCCAGCCATCCGGCACGTATTCCTGCGCAGCAATCGCTGCCTTCTCACCCTCGACGATAAGCACCGGGGCGACAGGGGAGGCAGCTAACAGATCTCCGTTATAGAGCGGGCGCTTGTCCCCGAACCCAGATGTTACGTGTTCCTTTCCGTTCCATACGATAGGGCGGATCTGTTTCCGCTGCCCCTCTGGATCCCAGCGAGCGACCGCGCCGAACGCTGTGCCGTCCTGCATCCGATAGACCCACATCGATGCGGGATCACCACCCATTGCATCGCGCAGCTTCTTCGGAACAACGACAGGCTCAGGCATCGGTGTGACTATCGTCACATCATTCGTCACGTCGATCGCCTCGACCTTGGTCAAGTCAATCTTATGCATGATCCAACCCCAGCATCTCTGCGAATCCTTTGATTGTGTCGGCCATCGAGCCGCCAAACAGGCGCATCGATAGATCAAGCATGTCGCCATGCTCGCCCGTAGTGAAATCTTTCCAGCGTCCGGTGGTCAGCGACACACCCAGTGATGGGTTCTTATCCTCCCGCCACGGCGTGCAAGCAAGCCACCATCCACCCTGCTTCTTACCATTCGGCAGCCAGCCACGGCACAGCACCTCGATGTGTGATGCGTGCAGGCGCGACTTGATATCCTGAATGGTAATGGACCGGGAGGTGACGGGTCGACGAGGGCGCGGAAAGGTATCGCTGCCAGTCGCGACTCCGTGGTGTTTAGGCAAGCCTTGGACATTCCCACGGTTCCCGGTCATGGCTTTGTACTCCCGAAGGAGAACACGGTCAAATTTATAGACTGCATACACCTCTCTCCATCTACTGCCGTCACAGCAGGGACACGATCATGCGGCGACAAATCGCCCCATGTCAACGGGAATAAAAATTATTCTCAGATCAGTTTGAACTGAGCGATTTCGATGTGAACGACGGGCTCAATATCTTGTATGTCACCACGATCTCGACGCCCACCGATTGATTTTGTGTGCGAACAGGGCAGTGAAATAAATCCGACAGAGTCCGTCCATGAAACTAACAGGATAGGCTTGAGCCCGTAGCCCTCCCATGACAGGAGGCCCTCGTACTTATGCTGAGATATCATGTAAGTATCGTAGGCTAACCTACTGTTATTCCTACATTTTATTTCAACGACAGCCTTTGCTTCGCCGTCACGCACCATGATGAAATCTGCATGAGCATTGATCGGCAGCTTGACCGGGACCGAATCAGTCACGAACCCAAAGTAACGTGCTGCCTTTCGTTCCCGGCCTAAGTCTTCTCGTGTCTCATACAGCGGGCGCATCAATCCCGCTTCAAGGTGCGCATGCTCTTCACGAACCGCCCAGTCTTGGGGTCGCGATCAACCAGCGTGTGGTACTCGTCGTTCAAAGCCTCGAGCTGCTTGCGCAGGCCGGCATTCACATAGAGCAGTGCGATCCCGACCAATGTCAGGACGGCGATTGCTCCGATTGCAACTTCTTGTGGCATCCATCATCTCCCATACCATGAAGGAAGAGGCGTAGTTCATACGACATCTCAGGGTCCGCCTCATTACCCTGCGAAGGTAGGAATTTCTTGAGATAGCTGTCGGGTATCTTGTTCCCGCCGTGCCAAGGGGGGCGCTTGCTCACGGCCACATCTCCTCATCACGCAGCATCGCGTCACGCTCTTCGGGTGTCGTCTTGCTGGTCAACAGCATCCATATCGCCAGCGCCGCGACGCAGATAATGAATGCGAACAGCCAGTTATCTGCGGTCATATCCACCAGTCCTCCTCGAACTCCCAGTGATTGACGCGGCCTGCCATCAGGTATGCCGCCAATGACAGCACCCCGATGGCGATCCCGAATAGCGTCAGCCCCGAATGCTTAGGGGACATACGCCGACACCGATGTTAAGCACTGTCCCGTTCTGATACTGGCAGAACAGGTTGCCCCGATCATACCATTGGCGCGTCAGGAAATACGTCATCTGTGCCAGTGCCGGCGTCGCTGTTGCAGCCAAGACGACTGCGATAATAACCTTCTTCATCCTATCGTTCCCTTCCTCTTCACGATGTTAACCTTCACTGCACCCGCAGCGTAACGCTCGAACTCAGCCAGCTCTTCAGCCGACATCTTCCGATAGACCTTGCCTGTCCGCCAGATCGACGCTGCCAACTTCATGGATCCCTCGATGATCCGATCCACCTCGCCGTGCTGCCTCGGGTATAGCGTCGCCGCATCGTCCCTCAGCAACTTCGATTGCCTCTCGAAATTCTCTCGCACCCCTCGCATCTTCGTCCGTCTCCCATCCATTACCCGAACCACAGTCACACCATGAACGGATGTCACCCCATCTGGTGATCGCGCAATTCGGATCGTGCATCATTCGCAATTCCACACTGTCCTGCTGACGCGCAGATCCTGCGGCCAGCCTTCGCCGTTCGTGAAGCTTCGCTCCGTGAACAGCAACATATTCGTTGGCCTGATCAGCAGCCGCCCGCCTCCGGTGCGCATGAACATAAACTCTTTGCTCTGCTCAGGCTCGGCACTGAACCCATCGCCATACGGGCAGGCCGTGAACAGATACTGCGCCTGCGCAATCCCGTAATCGTAGTGCGCCCAGAGATCAGACAGGTATTCATACCTGACCACGTCGAACCCTCTGCCGTAGCAGTTCCAGACCTGCGCATCCCGCAACGTCCACGTTTCAGGCGTCTGGTTAAACGCCAGCGCATGGGGCGGCAGCCCACGATAGACAGCCCCGCATTCCAGCATGACGTGGCAGGCCCACGCCCGCCCAGCCTCAGCCCTCACGGCAAACCAGACGGCAGGCTCGAAGCCAGTGCGCCCGTCCCTGACGAACGACGAATCCACCCAGACGTATTGATGGTGCGGCAGGTCTCGACTGCTCATACCAAATCAACCGCCCGGATCTTGCCGTCCGTCACGATCTCAATCTGGATCGCTTGCTCGGCAGGCACAGCGTCGCGCCGGAACCAGTGCGACACAGCACTGCGGGTCACACCCAACTGCCGTGCGATCTCAGCTTGCGTCTCGAAGTGCGCCAGCAATTCCTCGAAGATAGGCTTACTCATTATGCTGCAATCCCTAGCCGTGCGTGCACCGCATGGCGCAGCATCGTGGGCGTGAAGCCCCACAGTTTCATCGCCAAGCTATATGCCTTGACCAGCTCCGCAATCTCAGCGTCTGCCTGCTTCAGCTCAGCCGCCAGCTTGTCGCGCTTCTTAAACGCAGCGTTCGCGCGCTTAATGATTTCCTGTTCAGTCACGTTCTTTCTCCGGCATTGGTCGAAACACATTGCGCAGTTCCCGCAGGAGCCACTCGTTCTCGTCCATTAAATCTTCAATCTCTTGCGCCGCAGCTTTGCATAGCGGTGCGTGCAGCAGCACTGATCGAAGCTGGTTAATTAAAGACCTGCGATACTCATCCTCTGCAGTCATCCCACAATCTCCAGTATCTCAGGCTTGTCCGTGCAGTCGCACACCACCTCGTCGGGGTCGTTGCCGTAGACCAGAAAAATCACACCGATCTTCTGCCGCGCAGCGTTCTCCACGTGCAGCCACTCCTCATCGCAATGCCCAAGGTTATCCATCACCTCTTCGGCATCGTCACTGTGCATCACGGGCAGCTCTTCGCCGTCATCCACTGTCAGCAGATAGCCCTTGTCCAACGCGCGGTTCACGATCTGCCGCACCACGAATCGCTCTTCACTGTCCATCAGAACCTCCTCGGCGGGCGGCGTCCATATGTCCGCAGCGTGTCCATTGCCCTACCATAGTCATCCCATAGGGACTGATCGATGTCCTTACTGAAGTCACCGCTAACGTGCTGATCAATCGAATCAACAATTGCATCCAGCGCATCCAGCAGCTCCTCTGCATCCAGTGCATCCAGCTCCCGGTTCATGAAGCGATCCCGTTTTCATAGATGATCGTCAGATCTTCCTCGATGGGGAAGCGGTAATCAACCACCCGATACGTGCGCCCATCAGCCTCGCTCAGTGCACGCGCAGCTTCCATAGCCTGAGCGCCATGCTCAAACTTCGCAACCGGATACCACCGATGATAGGTGGTGTCCTTGATATCGACTTCTACTTTCATGCAACATCCTTTCTTCATGCCGTCACAGCACGCATCAATCGATCATATTGTTTAGCTCTTGTCAACCCCATAGTGCTTCGTGATTGCGAGCAGCATATCCTGCACCATATCCAGCGCCAGACTGTGCTGCGCACGCACCTGCTTCTCGGTCGACCGCACGTTCCACTGCACCATGCGCCGACCGAAATCGCTGCGCGCTTGGTGTCGCTCAACCCTGAACCCACTGTCCTGCACCACGTGATGCACCAGTGCCGTCGTGCATAGCGACCCATCCAACGCCTTCGCTGTCGTCACCCGCAGGATCCGGTCATTGCCCAGATCGAAACGTGTGTTTGCTTGCCAACCTGACTTGGTCTTGGCGACACTGGTGTGCATCTCGTTATCCTTTTCTCTGACGCTGCCGAATCAGGTGCGTCTCATACAATCGGGCCATCTTGTCCATCCCGATATGACGATATGCCTTGATGCGCTGCTGTAATTCAGCCTCGCCCAGCATCGCTGCGTATGTCTCAGCCAATTGCCCCATCATTCACCCCCTTCGGCTTGTTCTTGCTGCCCAATGGGCGGCCACGTTTCTTCGGTGCGGGCTTTTCTCCCGGAACCCAAGTGTGTGTGTGCCAGTTAGCGCGCTTCTTCGTCGCTAAGATCGGCGGCAGCCCCATCAAAGCACGGCTGACATCATCGGCGTAAACCAAGGCCCGTGCCGAAAATGTCGTGTGATCTCCGTCAATCCGCAGTGCCAGATTAAACAGCTTCTCTGCAATAAACTTACGCATCATCCTCTCCCTTCTCCAAATGCATCGCCTTGAATATCTCTTCCTTGCTGATCGCCATCAGCAATTCCTTCAGCTTCACCCGTGCATCCAGCTCATCCGCTGCCATCACAGCAAAGCCCAGCGTGAAATCATATCTCTTCATCGTCATATTTATATTCCTCCTCCGGTTCCTTTTCGTAAACCTCCCGGTAGTATTTCAGACCAGCGATAATGAACTCTTCCATTTCGGGTGGCTCATCATTGCGCAGTTGGTAGAACTCTTCGAAAGGCATATCGAAAATGATCTCGTCCTGTGACTCGTGCAGGTAAACATCAAGCACGATCCGCAGCTTCCCCTTGTAGGGATACACGTCAACGCGCAGGCCCTTGAGCCACTCGGTAACGTGACTGTCGATCACGCTCCACATAGCTTCTTCGAAGCCTTCCAATTTGTTTTCCATCCTCACGATGCCGTCGAACTTCGTCACGTCAACGTATGTCATACAACCTCCACGCTCATGACCATGTCCTCGACTGACACACCAATGTCAGCCGCTTCCTGCCATGTCAGATCCAGCTTCTCATTCAGCTCAGGCACAGCCCAGATCTTAATCACCTGCCCATTGGGCAGCACCCAGCCACGCCCTCCGCTCATGTCCAGTGACGCGCTGCCATCGGGCAGCGTCAGCGTCACCTCCAGTGTCATATGCACCTGCATCATGCGGCCCCTTCGTCCGTCTCGATAAGATCAAAGGCCGAGCTATCGTCGGCGCGCACAATCTCCGCCAGCAGCTCAAGCAATCCGTCTCGCGCCTGATCCTCGGTGTCAGCCGCGATGTGAAAGTCGGTGCTAAAAACATATGTCGCCATCATGCAGCCTCCTTAAAGTTACGACCACCAGCCCCATGCGGTGCAATCTGTATCGACACCGGAGCCTTCGACGTGCTTCCCATGCACAGCTTGCAAGCGATGCACTGCGTGCGCTTGCCTGCCTCCTCGGATGCCGGGCAATTCACCTCGCGCCCCGTCATGGGTGCGCTGCCCACACGGAAGGTGCGATAGCCACGCAGCCATGCTTCCTTCGCATCTATCGGGCTGTCAGCCGACGCCATCACCAGACGCGACCAGCCACGCTCTGCCTTGCGCCATTGGTGTGTGTATCCCGTCCAGCCTGCGGCCTTCGCAACCAGCGTCTCCCACAGCGCAAGCGGCGCTGCCGCTGGATCGCCATAGGTTCCGAGCCGCACCATCTTACCGGCCACGATCTCGGCCACATCAGCCGCCGTTGCTGCCGGATAAACGCCACGCTGATAGCTTTGCCACACGTTCTTGGGCCCATGCACCAGCGTCACATAGCATGAGCGCCCCTTGCCTGTGCCATCGCCACGATGGACGCAATCGCCGCAGATCGAGCGGTCAGCGCCAGTGCGCACCGCCTCAAGCGGGTGCATATCGGGGCGGATGATATACGTCTGCACCATCTTGCCTGTCTTCTGGTTCCGGCTTCCAGCCAGACCCGTCACAACCACAATGATACGCTCCCCATCCAGCATGGACGGGCCGTCATAAATCACATAACCTGCAGCCATTGCGTTACCTTTCCATCAGCGTGCCGTCACAGCACCCCTATATAACAGCCTATTGTTTAGCCCCTGTCAACACCTGAGTTTTATGCACCACCTCATCTTCGATGCGGCGTCGGCGATCGTCATCAATCGCACCCGGTTCGCCCCAAAATTCGCGGCCCAGAATCTCCCAATCCCCGCCAATTAGATACGTCCCATTGTCGCCGTTGTCATAGTCCAGATCGCGCACCCGTCCGATGCCGATGCTGGTGCTGCCGCCGAAATAGTTAGCGATCACCTGCGTCAGCCGCGCCATTGCGTATGCCGGATCCTCCTCCGGCGTGCGCATATTCAGCTTCTGCGCCGCACCTAAGAATGCCGCGATCGACTCCGGCCCTCCGTTCCAGTGGACGTAAATCCCCACGTTATCCAGCCCGAACGGGGCCAGCGTGATTACTGCTCGATTACCCATTACACACCTCCATCTTATACTGCCGCCAGCTCGGCCACCGGAACGGCAAGCCATAGCCTTCTGTCATAAACCTCGGCACGCGACCGCCCACCACTACGCGCACCTCACGGATCGGCGCACCGCCTATCGTGGGCACGTTATCCGCAACCACACGCAGCTTCATGCCCGGCTCCAGCTTCGGAGCCGATGCCCGGTGCGCATGGTATGTCCGGCACTTCTCGCGCCAGCGATTCGCGTATTCGTTATCCGTCTCGGTCAGCAATTCCAGAATCCGCACCGGACAGCGCCAGATATACGGGCCCATATGCTCCGTCATATCCTTATACCCGAACGTGCATCCGTCCTTTGCCTTCGGCACAAACTGCAGCAGATAGGTCGCCGCCCAGACCTCGCGCGTCCCGTCCGGCTTGGTGTGCTCGACCGCTGCGTAATACTCACGCGCCGCCACGATCGCGGATGCCAACACGCGGCGCTTGCCCTCGGCATTCTCCCACGTCAGGCCCCGGTCAAGGTCAGCCTTCACGTCGCGCGGCTTCTCGTAAAACGTCCATCCCATATCAGTCCCTTTCCACCCGATAGTAGCAATACCCATCGTCCTGCGTGCTTCGCGCCACCGCATACTCAATGCGCTCCTCGTCAAAGCCATGCAGAATATCGGCCAGCTTCGACGCCGCCTCCGTGTGCGCGTCCTCCGTGCTCAGCTCATACGGATACGGGATCGTCACGCTGGTCTCGCCGCTCCACGCCTTGATGCGCGCGCCCCGTGTGTCGGTCGGCCCCAGATATTTCGTCCGGATCATGCTTCAATCCCCTTCGCTCGTGCGATTGCTGCGTTCGCCTTCGACCACAGCTCCGGATCGTTGTCCCACATATAGCCTTTGTTGACCGCCTCTTGCAGCGCCGCCAGCATATCGACCACGATAGCCTCAGCCTCGCCCAGATCACGCTCCGCTGCCTTCATGCGGGAGTTTTCCCCTGCCTCCAGCACCATCGCCGCATAACCCAGCGACCCCGCTGCATCCCGCAGCACGTCCGTTACCGGATAACCCATCACTCAGCCCCTTCCAGCTCGCGGATATAGTCGCACGCTGCGTCATACTGACGCGCCAGCCGCCGGATCTCATCCCGCGCCGACTCCACGCCAGCGCCAGAGCCTCGCTCCAATGCGGTGATATAAATATCAATCACAGCCGACCATGTCGGTGTCACATCCACATATTCCATGCTCAATCCTCCGGATAGAATACCAGATCGAAGTTATAGTGTGGCTCCGCAAAGACACCCAACTGTCCCAGCGCCTCGCTCGCCACATAGGCCCAGCTATACGGGCCAGCTTCCCACGACACGCGCCAGCCGCCATGCTCAGGCCGCATGAACGTCTCCATATCGGGGCTTTGCCCATCTTCACGGGCCAGCAATCGCAGCACCGCATAGACCGCCTCAGCCGCAGCTTCAGCCCCCTTCGGGGCCGCTGCATACCCAGCCACAGCCACAGCCTCAGCCACACGGGCCGTGCCAGCCCCGTAATACACGCCCTCGCCTTTGCGGGCATAGTCCAGATTCAATTCGCTCATCATATCTTCACCTTTTCCAGCCAGTCATGGCCCCAATTCGGATTATTGCGGATTGATCGCAACGCCCAGCCATCCGGCTCCAGCGTGTCGCGCCCATCACCCCAGTATAACGCCAGCTTTTCCTTCCAGCGCCGCCCATGCTTCGCAGCAAACGCTCGCACCGCTTCGCGGTGGTCTTCCGGCAATTCATCCATGCTCAGCCCTCCACACTATCACGATGAAACCACCTCACGCGACCGCCCCAGCTCTCAGCCCAGACGAAATGCGGGGTGATCTTAATCACGCGCCCAGTCCACGGCTCGCCATAGACAGTCGTAGTAATTTTCTGGCCTAATCGTATCATAAACCCTCCGATTTCGCGTTTACCTCACGTCAACACGTCTCATGTTGAGCGTTCGTCAACAGTGACACCACGTCAACAAAAATCGCCCAAAAAGCCCTAAATGTAACAAATGTAACAGCAGTGTAACAACAATTGTTACGCTCTCAGCCGCAGTTTTCCGCCATTGTAACAAATGTAACAGGATTTCCGGAAAGACAGCCCCATAGAGAGATGGTATGTTGACTATACGTCAACACAAAAAGACAACTCTTTATATATATCTATATTTTTATAGATATTGTTACATATAGCAGGAAATGGCGGATTTCTGCGGCTCACAGCGTAACAAGACCCTGTTACATTCTGTTACATCTGTTACACTTTTGGTGTAACCGCTGCAAAAATCGACGATTTTCTGCGAAAAAGGGGTGTAAGATTTTGTTACACCCCTCTTCTCGGGTCAGAAATTTGGTGTGGCGCGGCATCGCTTGGCGAATGTTCTGGCCTTGGCCTTGTCTTTGACAATGACCTCTTCCCTCACCGCATAGCGGTGGCCTCTTGCGTCGGTTGCGTAGAACCTTAACAGGGCCCAAGGCCCTGTCTGCCATGTAAAGTATTCGGCTGTCAGTGTCGGCGTCATGGTAACCTCCGGTTATTCGGCGTCGCGGATGGGGGTTTGGATCTGCTCGATGGCGACGCGCGGGCCCGGGCCATACTCGAGCCACGACTCGTCGTCCTTGTAGCGCGAGGACACCCCAAGCGCCTTGCCGAGAATGTTCATGACCTTCGCGGCATCTTCGATGCTCACGACGTAGCGGTTGTAATCGATCGAAAGAATGACGTTCATGTTAATGCTCCGCATTAAAGCAATCGGCCCAATGCCGATGCCTCCGGAACGGAGATGCTTCTCCCTTCGGGAGGCAAGAGGTGGCGTTCCCTCTTTGCCCTAGTCCGTAGCTATCATGGGGATTTCGAACACACGTTCCGCTGTTGATTGGCCAAGCGCCCCCCGTCTCGGTGAACCACCCCGAGACTGACCGACACAAACCAGTCGGGCTGAAAGCCCTACGCTCCCTTCCAAGGGGTAGACGACTAGTGTCGAGCTGGAAGCCACTATCGTGGTGGCTATGATGACAGCGTCCAGCTTTAGCTGTCTGTTATGAAACCTTGCATTCCATCGCTCCGTCACAGAGCGGACTATGTGCCTCAGTTCTTGCCTGTCGAGGCTTCGCCTAGCTTTGACCGATCTAGGGTCGGGTCTGGTAACGGGTCTTCGACCTGTCTCATGTCGTCACTCGGACTGTCTGAGAAGCGAGGCGTTCATCGTTTCGACCCCTTAATAACAGCCGATTGTTGAGCGGCGGTCAACACAATTCGAAAACTTTTTTTGTAACCCGTAGGGTTAGGGTTGCCGATCGAATGGCTTGCCCGATGATTTTTCTGGCGGATTTTTACAATTGTGCAGTGCAGCAAAACGCCGAGTCGCCTCGTGATGTGATCGTCATGACGTGCAGGCGTGCAGGCGCGCGCGTCCCTGCGGATGCTAACCATCCGGTTAGCCGCGTGATCGCGTCACCCGCGCGTCATGCACAGGCGTGCCCCCGGGCGTGCGCGCGCACCCCCACCCACCCACTCGCGCGCGGGCGGGCCCGATCCCCCACAGTATACACCCCCATCGATCCACGTTTGCGCACAGAAATTTCCGGTTCAGCGTTCAGACTCCCACCCCTGTAAAAATGCGACACCCCCGGGGGTTGTTTTTTCCGGCCTCGAAAATTTGAAATTTTGAAATCGTTACAGTGTAACGATTAGGTGTAACGATTAGCGTATCGATACGGTGTAACGATTAGTGTAGCGATTAAGGGCTCCTCTTTACATCTAGGCCTGAAGCACGATATGCTGCGTTGGAGCGGCGCTGGTGTCGATGGATGGGGAAACCCCTCTTTCTGTCTATTGGAACGGCGTCGCTCACCGGAGAATAGAATGGCTGACGAAGAAGAGGCCGGCGAAGAATTGTGGGCACAGACCGTGATGCACGGTGTGAACGGCGACACGTCGATGACGCCGGACGCTGTATTTGTGCGTCAGTATGTGAAGACTGGCGACGCGATGTTGGCGGTGAGTCAGGCTGGATTGACGGACAGTCGGTATCCATTGAGTGTGATGGCGGAGCATCATCTCTCGCGGCCTGAGATAAGGGCGGCGATTGAGATTCAGCAGCAGTTGATGAAGCAGGAGGAGAAGCGCCGCGCGCGGATGGCGGGTGGTTATTCGCTGCAGTTATTGCTGGATGATTTGGAGATTTTGCATCAGCAGGCGCGGGAGGGTGGTGCGTTTGCGCCGGCGATTAGCGCGAAGAAGGTGCAGGCGCAGATGCTGGGGTATTTGGATAAGACGGTTCACGTGACGCATTCGGTTGAGCCGCGCGAGATGACGACGGACGAGCTGAGGCGTCGGATTGCTGAGTTGAGTGCGCCGGCGTTGGAGGATAAGTCGATTATCGAGGGTGATTTCACGGAACTGAATAATGGCTGAGGCCGACCCCGAAAATCTGAAGGCGATGATGGAGGAGTTGCTGGCTCGTGAGGAGGCAGTGGACTCGTTGGCGAAGTATATTGAGTATGTGAGCGGGATGAAGCCTCCGAGGCACATAGAATTGCTATGTGAGAAGCTGGAGGCTGTGGCTGACGGGCGCATTAAGCGCCTGATGATCTCGATGCCTCCGGGCCATGCGAAGTCGTTTACGGCATCGCAGCACTTTCCGGCGTGGTATCTGTCGAAATATGGGAAGAAGAACCTGATCTGCGCGACGCACACGCAGGAGCTGTCGGATAGTTTCGGTCTGAAGGTGCGCAATCTGATGAAGTCGGACGAGCACCGGAAGGTTTTCCCGGAGGCCGGCATCAGTTTGGATAAGACGGCAGCGGGCGAGTGGATGACGCTCGAGGACGGGTCGTATAAGGCAACCGCTGTGGGTGCGTCGGTTACGGGTCGTCGCGGGCACATGCTGATCGGGGACGATTTGCTGTCGGGTATTGAGGCGGCTGAGTCGGAGTCGCACCGCAGGAAGCTTTGGGCGTGGTATAACAGCGATTTCTATACGCGGCGCGTGGACGATGACACGTCGATCATATTGATTGGGACGCGCTGGCACTTAGGCGATCACTTTGGGATGCTGGATCAGGAAGAGCGGGACGGCACGGGCGAGAAGTGGGAGCGCGTGATCCTGCCGGCGCTGGCGCTGGAGGATGATCCTCTGGGGAGAAAGCCCGGAGAGGCGCTCTGGGAGTCGCAGTTCAGCAAGGAAAATCTGGAGCGGATCAGGCAGCGGTCGTCGACGACGGCGCGCATGTGGTCGTCGCTGTATCAGCAGAACCCGGTCGTGGATTCGGGCGGTATCATTGACGGGACGTGGTTTAAGTGGTGGCGACAGCCCGAACCGCCGAAGGTGCAGTACGTCATTCAGGCGTGGGACACGGCGCTGACGGCGAATAAGACCTCGGCGTATAGCGCGTCGACGACGTGGGGCGTGTTCGAGGACGAGAACGGGGTTCCGAATATAATTTTGCTGAGCGCGTGGCGGGATCGGGCGGAGTGGCCGGTGCTGAGGCGCATGGTGCAGCGCATGGCGAACGATTACCGGGACGATAACTATAAGCTGCCGATTAAGCCGCAGCGGGGGCGCAAGCCGGACACGATCTTGGTGGAGGCGAAGGCGAACGGTCAGATGCTGATCTTGGATCTGGCGAAGGCGGGGCTGGTGGCGACGCCGTTTAACCCGGATAAGTTCGGCGATAAGATTGCGCGTGTGCGGCTGGTGACGGATCTGATCGAGAATGGTCGGGTGTGGCTGCCGGCAGCGGGCCCGACGTATCAGCAGTTGCGTAAATGGGCAGAAGAGTTCATGCAGCAGTGCATTCAGTTTCCGGCAGCGGATGCGCGGGACTGGGTCGACACGATGACGATGGCGTTTTTGAGGATCAAGCAGTCGGGTTGGGTGGCGAATACGGAAGACCCGTATGAGGAGCGTTACGATACGCCACTTGAGCAGGCAGCGTTTTATTGATAGGAAGCAGCATGGCCCGTAGACCGACTAGCATCGCTGACACACTCCGCCCCGCTTATGAGGGCGTTGTGCCTATCGATATTGAAGATCCTGAGGGCGATGTTGAGTACGAGCTGGAAGACGACAGCACGCGCATCGTAGACGGTGCGCAGTTCACGGAATTGGAAGATGGCGGCGTTGAGATTGATCTCAATCCGGATCTGGATATTCCCGAAGAGGTGGCGTTTGACGCGAACCTCGCGCTTTACATGGACGATATGGACCTGAACGCACTGGGTGAGAACCTGCTGAGTGGAGTGGAGGAAGATCGTCAGTCTCGGGGTGAGTGGGAGGCCACGATGTCCGAGGGTATCAAGCTGATGGGCTTGAAGATTGAAGACCGCTCAGTGCCGTTTAAGGGCGCGTGTGGGGTGTTCGACCCTCTCTTGGCAGAGGCTGTGGTGCGCTGGCAGGCTGTGGCTTGTGGTGAGTTATTGCCGGCTGGCGGCCCGGTTAAAACGCAGGTGGTTGGCGTGGCGAATGAGCAGTTGGAGGCTCAGGCGTCGCGTGTTCAGCAGTTCATGAACCTGTATCTGACGGAATTGGCCCCAGAATTTTACGAAGAGTTCGACCAGATGCTGTTCTGGCTGTCACTGGTGGGCTCGACGTTTAAGAAAGTTTATCAAGACCGGCTGCTGGGACGCCCAGTGAGCCGGTTTGTTTTGCCGGATAACTTCATCGCGGCCTATGGCACGACGGATCTGGCGACCAGCCCGCGCTTCTGCCACATTTCGCCGATGACGCGCCGGAATTTCCGTTTGGCGCAGCTATCTGGCGTGTATCGCGACATTAAGGTCGGTGATCCGCAGCCGGATGACAGCTCGCAGACGCCGATTCAGGCTGAAGTTGACGGCGTTCAGGGCGTTGAGCCGGGCGCTGAGGGCACGGAAGAGTACCGTGTCTACGAAGTTTATGCCGATTTGAACCTATCTGGGTTCGAGAACGAGGACGGCATTCCGTTGCCGTATATCGTGTCGATCGAAGAGGGGAGCCGGAAGGTTCTCTCGATTTATCGGAACTATGAAGAGAACGATCCGACGTTCCAGCGTCGTGCGACGTTCGTCCACTATAAGTTCATGCCGGGCGTTGGCTTCTATGGCTTGGGCTATGCGCACTTGCTGGGCAATTCGGCGAAGACAGCGACATCGATCCGTCGTCAGCTGATTGACGCGGGTACGCTGAATAACTTCCCGGGTGGTCTGCGCGTGAAGGGCATGCGCATCGAGGACAATAACATCGGGATTGGCCCGACCGAGTTCCGTGAAATTGATACGGGCGGCCTGCCGATCCAGAACGCGATCATGACGATGCCCTATAAGGAGCCGTCGCAGGTATCGCTCGAGCTGTTGAGGGAAACCTATGAATCCGCCCGCAACCTTGCGAACACAGCCGAAATCGCGGTGGGAGAAGGCCGTCAGGACGCGCCTGTTGGAACGACGGTTGCGCTCATGGAGGCTGCGACCCGCCTACAGTCGGCCACACTGAAGCGTGCGCATAAGGCGTTTAGCCGCGAGCTGAAGCTGATTGCGGACCTGTTCGGCAAATATCTGCCGGATACGCCGTATCCGTTCCCTGTTCGTGGCGGCATGTCGGCGATCATGAAGGAAGACTTCGCGAATAACATCGACGTTATTCCGGTGTCGGACCCGAACATTTCGTCGTCGGCTCAGCGCATGATGCGCGCCGAAGCGCTGTTGCGCTTTGCCACGCAGCAGCCGGACCAGCACAATATCCGCGAAGCCTATCGTCAGATGTACGTCGAGATGGGCATCCCCGAAGAGAAGATCAATTTGCTGCTGAAGCAGAACGCGCCGGAAGCAAAGCCGCTCGATCCGCTCACGGAGAACCAGAATGCGATCCTCGGGGCCCCGCTGAAGGCCGCTCCGTATCAGGATCACGACGCGCACATTGCGGCACACGCGCCGATTGCTGCGGAAAATCCATCGCTTCAGGCGCACATCAACGAGCACTTGGCTCTGAAGATGCGCGTGCAGGTCGAACAGCAGATCGGTCAGCCGTTGCCGCCTCCGGGCACGCCGCTGCCGCCTGAGATTGAAAACCAGATCGCCGTCATGGTCGCACAGGCCATGCAGCAGCTCGCGCCGATGTATCGTCCGCAGGAGCAGCCCGACCCGTATCTCGAGGTTGAGCAGGCGAAGATCGCTCAGAAGGACCGGAAGGCCGAGATTGATGCGCAGTCGCGTGAGCGGGTGGCGGAGATCACGGCAGCAGCCGATATGGCTGATACTGCGGCCCGAGAGCGGACGGCAACGCTGCGTGTGTTTGCTGATCTGGCAGATAATCCTGCGCCACCTGAACCCTACTCCGTCCAATTTCTTGGAGATCAACAATGAAGATGAGTGATCTGCGGGCGAAGGCTCGCGCAATCTTTGGCCCGGCCAATCCTGAGCCGATGCCGAACCAGCCGAATGGTGCAAAAGCCCTGCAACAGCGCGCGAATGCGCGTCCGATCCCGACCTACAAGGTGGGTGGTGTTGTGAAGAAGGCTGCCGGCGGCATGACGAAGCCGAAGCTCTCGGATGCTGAGCGCAAGATGGGCGATGCTCTGATGATGACCCGCAAGGGTAAGGAAGTCATGGACGCTCAGAAGCGCATGGAAGCCGTAAAGGAAATGGAGCGCCGCAAGAAAGCCGAAGCTGCTGATAAGCTTCTCGGCATTCGCATGAAGAATGGCGGCAAAGCTGGCTGCTACGCTGATGGCGGCGACGTTACAGCTGATCGCATTAAGGCTCGCATGGCTGCCGGCAATTACAAGAAGGGCGGCAAGGTTCAGAAGAAAGCTAACGGCGGAATTTTAGACCGCGTTGGACGGGCAATTTCCGATGTAGCGAATCAAGATAAAATGAAGAAATATGGGATTCCGAAAGGGGAGCGCCCGAGCGCGCCATCTGGTGCTGATAAGAAACGCGACGAAGCTCCATCGGATCGCGGTAACAAGGCTCCTGTCACGGTCACGCCTACCGCTCCAAAGACGCAGACGGTTAAACTTACCGCGCCAAAGACGCAGACCGTTAAGCTGAATGAAAAGAAGAAGTATGTGAAACTTAACCCGCACAAAGACGGCGGCAAGGTTCAGACTTCTGCTGACACTGCCAAGAAGCTGGCGACCGAAATGGGCGGCATGAAGAAGGGCGGTAAACCGAAGGATGGTCTGGCTGTCATGATCGCTATTGGCAAGCCGATGAAGAAGCCTGTGAAGAAAGCCGTTGGTGGCGCTGGTAAAACCCGCAAGGGCATGGCCCCCATCAAGAAAGCTCAGGGCGGTGCCGCTAAGGTCCGCAAGGGGATGATGTCGCCGACGGGTGACATCAAGAAGGTCGTCACGCCGAAGAAGGGCATCGGTGGGATGTAAACGGGGGTACCCGTGGCGGCCCGGGTAATGACCGCCATATAAAAAACCGGAGAACACAATATGAGCGCAGAAGAACTGCGGAACAGGACCGCACAGCGGATCTCGGATTTGCGCGACCGCGCGATAGAGTATTCATTAAATGCAAGGTTTAGGCCTTCGGCGCATGGCAGTTCATACATGCCAGCGACGACGGCAGAAGAGATTGCCCTTCAGGTTCTGGAGGGGAATGCGTTGGCGCGTGCATACACGTCAGCGCTTGAAGTTATGAATGATGAGTTCAAGCGCATGATGCAGCCAGATGAAGAGCGAAAACCGGAGCAACCAAGAGGGAGTGCATACTAATGAGCATGAGTAACATCGAAGAGCACGAAGAAGCCGAAGCTAAGGCATTGATTGATCAGCATTTTATTGAGATGACTGGCAAGCCGTTTGACATGCGTCCGGCTGGCTATCTCGTGGCTGTGAAGATCTATGTGCGGCCTGAAGAGCTGAAGACGATCACGCAGGAGGACGGCACCGAGGTGACCCTTTACCTGCCTGATACTGTCCGCGCTGAGGACAAGTACAGCTCCGTTTCGGCTTTGGTCTGCGCTGTTGGGCCCGAAGCCTATCAGGGTGAGAAGTTCGAGCGTTCTGGCCCTTGGTGTAAGCCGGGTGACTGGATTCTGATCCCCCGCTACGAATCGACGATGGTGTCGTATCGCGGCGTGGCAATGGCCCTCCTCCCCGATGATCGCGTCATGGCTGTCATCACTGGCCCTGAGGACGTTATGTCCGGCAAATTTGCCGGCGACTTTTAAGGAGTAGGTTATGTCAGAAGAAACAGAAGTTCCAGAACTTCCGCTGATCGAAGATGGCCAAACCGAGGACGTTGAGATTGAGATCACTGAAGAAGATCTCGAGGATATGCCCGGTGATTTTCCTGAGGATGTGATCGAAGAAGAGGCATCCGAAGAGGAAGAGCCGCAGCAGGAGGAAGAGCAAGAAGAAGAGCAGCAGGAAGAGACGGCTGAGGAGGAAGAAGCTCCGAGGCCCAAGCGCTCTGCTGATCGTCGGATTGCCGAGCTTGCACGCAAAGCTGCCGAAGCAGAGCGGCGCGCGCAGGAAGTAGAAGCCCGTCTGGCGCAGGCTGAAGCTCAGCGTCAGCAGTCAGACATGGCGATGATGACGCACTATGAGCAGCGCCTCATCGGCCAGTCTCAGGTGATCAAGCAGCAGCTTATCGACGCACATTCGATTGGCGATAGCGAGCGCATCGTCGAGCTTCAGGGCGAGTATTACAAACTCCAGACCGACCTGAACTCAATCGAGAACTGGAAGGCTCAGCAGGAGCTGACGCAGCCTCAGCCTAAGCAGGCTGTGCAGCCCCAGCCTCAACCTCAGCCCGAGCGTCAGGCATCGCAGCCTACGCTTGAGCCGCGCACAGCAGACTGGATCCAGCGCAACACTTGGTTCCAGCCCAACTCTCCTGACTTTGATCCTGAGATGCACGAAGAGGCGACGATCCACGCTCGCCGTATCGAACGTCGCTATCGGGCTGAAGGTCGCGAGGATGAGATCGGTGGGATTGAATACTTCACCGAGATCGATCGTATCATGCAGAGGGAGTTTCCTGATGCATTCAGTGAGCGCGTAGCACCAACCAAGAAAGTACCACCTATGAGCCGTGAATCAAATGTCGCTCCGGTGCAGCGTAGCGCGGCCCCGGGTCAGCCTTCGAAGAAATCTACAACTGGGAAGCTTAGTGCAAACGAGCGCACTCTTGCTCGTAGCATGAATGCTTCTGGTGCGTTCCCGAAGATAAACGGCGTTCGCATGACGGACGAACAAGCTGAAAAGTACTTTCTCATTCACAAGAAGAAATAAGGAGCCTGACACATGGCACGATCATCACGCATGGCGCAGTCTCGCGCCGCAGAATCCCGCGAAGCTGGGCAGCGCAAGCGCCCCGAGACCCACTTCCAGTCGAAGCTCTATGTCCCCAAGGACAAGATCCCGTCTGGCATGACCTATGCTTGGGTCCGTGAGTCGACGCTGAACGAGCCCGATCCCGATAACATGACGGATCGCATGATCCGAGGCTGGCAGCCGGTTCCGGCCAACCGCCACCCTGAGATGGTTCCTCCTCCGCTTCCCGGTTATGAAGGCATGGAAGTCAGCGTCATCCGTCGTGGCGGCCTGATCCTGTGTGAATGCCCGACGCGCGACGTTGAAGAGCGCAATGCAGATCGGGATCTGGAAAACATCGAAACGCTGCAGGATGTGGCATGGACTGGTCAGGCTGATCCTAACCTTCCGCGCATCGACGAGAGCAGTGTGGGCTTTGAACGGGTTACCTCCTTTAAGGATTAACCTCCGGTCGCGGCGGGGGCCCCTCTCTCGTCGCGCCTAACTGCCCCGTCTAGCTGGTCTGGGCGGGGTCTTTTTATTCAACGTTGACAGTGTATCTAGGGTAATATACTTTCCGCGTACTCGATGGTGGTCACGTATCCACCAACTTCGATGGTGGTCACGTATCCACTAACCTAGATCGATTGCCGTTACGTATCGGCAGACAAACCTTCAAACTTCAGCATGGAGAAACCGTATGGCTTACGGCACCAATGCGCCTCAGGGTCTCGTACCCGTCAAGAAGCTCGATGGCTCTGCTTGGACCGGCGCGACAAATTCTTATCAAATTGTCACAACCTACGCGACTGCCATTTTCCGTGGCGATCCCGTCACGATTGGTTCGACTGGCTACCTCGAAGTCGGCACTGCGGGCAACGCCTGCGTCGGCGTGTTCTGGGGTGTTAAGTACACCGACAGCACGGGCGTGGTTAAGTTCATGAACTACTGGCCCGGCAACCCGGGCGTTCTCACCGGCTCGACCGTCGAAGCTTTGGTTATCGACGATCC